CCGGGAAAAACCGCTTGGCAATATCTTTGGCGCCCTCTGGCACCGCTTGAATGGCGGTCGACATTGGTCCGGCCGGAGCGCCGGTAAAGGTTTTGTCGTTGAGGTCCAACGCCGCGTGAAGGTCGCCGATGTTCTTGTCGAGATTGGCGATATCGTCCGCCGCCTTGAAATAGTCCTCGGCCGCCGCCGGCGTGTTCCATCCGCCGGCTGTGGTTGGCTTGATGCCCCCGACCGGTCCGAGGTCTTCGCCGCTTCGCGAGAATTTGTGAAATTGCGTCCCGCCCTCGGCGCCAACCTCAAGAAATTGCGGCTGGCTCTGCTCAACCTCGAACTGCCGGCGCCGCTCGGCGATTGCCTCGCGCTCGGTCTGATTGGCCGCCGCTGCCGCCGCGGCGCGATCCTGCTCCGCTTTCAATTCGCCGTAGAAATCGCGGTTCTTGGCGATCGCCGCCCCGGGCGCCGAGAACGCCCGAAGCATGAAATCGCCCTGATCGTTGCCGAGTTCGGTCGGTGCTTGCTGCCGCCACGCCATCACATTCCCCCCGCGTTGCACGCCTCATAGGCCGCCTTCGACGTCGGGAACGGGCCCACTGGATCGGCCTCGGGATTGGCGCTCTTGTAGAAATAGCCGCCCGTCGGGTCGCCGAAGACGGCGAAGCCCTCGCCGGTCATGCCGCTCGAATGATAGCCGGTGAAGTCGCCCTTGATGCCCGCCCGCGGCGCGCTGGTCTGGCCGCCGTAGTCGCGCGCCGACGGCGCCTCGCGCGGCCCTTGGAGTGCCTCTTGCGGCGTGCGCGGCGCGCCATAGGGACCGGGCTCGGGTCCCGGGTCCTTGGGGCTCCCCTCCGACGCTTTCTTTAGGTCGGTGAAGAAATCGACGTTGCCACGGCTCTTCACCGGCCCGCCGCCGCGGGTCGGCAAGTAGACCTCCCGGTTTGACGACGGCGCCTTGTTGAGAAGCGGAATGATCTCGCTCATCGCATCGCTGCCTTCATGTCGCCGTAGTAGTCAATCTTGCGCTTGCCCTTGCCGTTTTTCTTGGTCTCGGCGCGATCCTCGGCCTTGCTGTCCTTCTTGCCCTCGGCCTTGTCCTCGGCCGGGCTGTCGGCCTCGGCCGCCTCCTCGCGCGGGTTGTCGGCCTTGCCCTCGGCCTCTTCCTCCGGGTCCTTCTTTTCGCCCGGGAACTTGCCGCCGCCGGCGTAGTAGAGCCGCACTTGCGCCTCGTTGAAGGTGCGCCCGCTCGGGCTCCGGTATTTGCCGCCACTGGTCTTCGTGAAGGGCATCGCACCTACCTCATTGCATGGCTTGCTTGAACGGGTTCGGGTTGTACGCGGACGACGTCGCGCCCGAGGTCGGCGAAGCAAACCGCGGCGTTCCGAACCCGCCGACCCCGGCCGCTGTGAGCCCGGTGCTGAGGAGGCCCGTCCCGAGCCCGATCTGGTTGCCGCTCGTCTGGTCCTTGGAAAGCTGGAACCCGGCTTGATTGGCCGCGATCCCGGTGTTCTTGCCATAGGCCAAGTCGGCGAGGTCTTTGGCGTAGTCGTACTTTTGGCCGCCGAGTTGCTGGAAGAGGTTCGATTTGACGCCAGCCGCCTCGGTTCCCGTGTTGGCGAGGTTGGCGCCCGTGGTGAGCAAGTTCGAGGCTCCGGTGCCCGCCGCGTTGATCCCGATATTCGCAATATCGGAACCCTGCCCGGTGTAGCTCGACGCCCGGCCGCCGGCCGCTCCGGTCGCAACATCGGCCAGCCCCGCGCCGGCGCCAGTCTCCATGTTGGCGATATCTTGCGCGCCGCCGGTCGCCACGTTGGCGACGTTCGCCCCTGTGCCGGTGCGAATGTTCGCCGTGTCGCCGGCCGCGCCCGTGCGGAGCCCGGCAAGGGACGTGCCCTCTCCTGTGTCGATCCCGGCGAGTTGCGTGCCTTGCTGGCCGGCGATGCTCGAAAGGTTCTCGCCCGCTCTGCCGGTGATATCGGCCCGCGCGGCGCCCTCGCCGGTGTCGATCCCGGAGAGGTTTTCGCCGGCCCGCGTCGTGATCCCGGCCTGCTCGCCGGCGATCCCGGCGCCGAATTCCTGTTGCCCGCGGAGATTGTTGAGCCAGTTGTTATATTCCTGATTGGCGGTTCCCTGTGCGAACTGGATTGTGTCGATATCGTTCTGCCCGCTGCCAAGCTCGCCGCGCGACGCCCGAAGCCGATCGATCGCCTGCAAGCCTTGGCCCATCGCGAACTCATAGCCGGGGCCGACCTTGAACGCCTCTTGCGCCCGAGCGCTGCCACCGGCCCCGCCGAGCCCGAGCGCGTCGCTATAGAGCGGCGCCGCGCCGCGCGATGCATCGGCGAACGGCGTGTAGTAGTCGAGCGCCTTGCCGGCCGTTCCGGTTATGTCGCCGCGAGCCCGGCCCGCGCCCGTCGAGACGTCTCTGAGCGCCGTATCCCGCGCGCCCGTAATATCGCCCCGGCTCGTGGCCGCGCCTCGATTGATATCGCCCCGGGAAGAGGCCGCGCCGCCGGTGACCGCCCGCTCGCTTCCCGCCTCGCCACGCGTAATGTCACCGATTGCGCCCTTCTCCGCGCCCCGGAGCGCTCCCGTCGCCGTGGTCATGCCGCTTCTAACGGCGCGCTCGCCCGCCGCTCGGCCTGTCACTATGTCGCCTCGGGCTCGATTTTCGCCGCCCGTTAGCTCGCTGCGCGCCGCTCTGTCGTAGGTATTGACGGCGCCTTGGCCGAGCCGGGCCGCTGTGTCGATCCGGTTGAGGCCCCGAGTGCTCGCGCTCGTGAGATCGCCGCGCGCCGTCGTGAGCCCGGTATCGATCGCCGATTGCGCCTTGGTGTACTGATCCTTGAGTTCCTTTTCCCCCTGCCTCAGACCCGGCGTGAGGTTGTCGCCCTTGATCGCGGCCGTCGTGCCCTTGCGAAGCCCCTCATTGAGCGCGTCCCGTGCGGCCGCCTCGTTCCTCGACGAGAGCGAGGCGCCGAAGCTACCGCCGCCGCCGTGGCCGCCACCGCCGCCGCCACTGCTCTTGCCGCCGCCACCGCCGCCCTTGTTGCCGCCACCGCCACCGCCGGCGCTCTTGCCGCCACCGCCACCGCCACCGCCGCTCGCCTTCCGCGGATCGCGACCGGGATCACTGATCGACCGCCTCGCGGTCCGCGGCGCACCGCCACCGATATTCGCGGCAAGGCTATTCGAGCCCGGCCGTTTCGCGCCCGGCCCCTTTGGCGCTGCCTTCTTGGCCGCTGGCGCTGGCCGCTTGGCCGCAACCGCGGCCGGCTTGCTGGTCGCGGCCTTTTTCGCCGCGCCGACCTTAGCCGCCGCCTTGAGATCGCCGTGAAAATCGACGGGCTTCGCCTTGCTCCCGGCGCCCTTGCCCTTGGCCTTGGCTTTCGTCTTCGCTGCCATGTTCGTTCCCCACTAGGGCGCCGTTCACTTGCGCATAAACACGTCGGCCGTGCCCGCGAGCACTCCGAGGTAGACGTCCGCCGAGCACGCCAGCCGCCAGCGCCGGCCGACATAGCCGGTCATCCCGAGCGCAGTCGCATCGACCATCGTCCGGTAGGCTCCGAGCGCGCCGATCGGGCGGAGGATCGGCGGAACCCACGTGTTGCCGTCGTCGTCCGTCCATGAGATTTCGAGTTGCGGGTTCACGTCCGCGTCGCCGCCGAAAGGCTTCCCGGTGCCTTGCTGCATGGTGAAATTGACCCGCGACACTTGCATCCGGGCCGGATATTGCTGGCTCGGCTGGCTTTCGATCGCGTAGATCAGGGGATCGCCATATTCGAGGCCCGTGTCCTCGTTGATCACGGCGAGCTTGCCGCTATTGGCATCCGCCGAAATCCACTTGCCAAAGGCGGAGCTAGCGCCTCCCATCATGCGAGACGTCGGCGAGAGGTAGCTCCGCCGCTCGTGCCAGCGGTTCGAGGCTACGTCGTAAACCCAAAAGAACGACGGCGCGCGAAGGTAGATGCACTGCCGGCCCGTGATCACGAAGCACCCCATCGTGACGGTCGTCGGGTCGGTGATTTTTTCGAGGAGCTTGTGCAGGATCGGCGTTGAAATGATCACCGGCTCGTAGCCGTTGAACATGCGGATCGTGTTGTCGTCAGCCCACCAGCAAAGCCGGCCGCCGAAATTGGTCTCCCAGCCGGTGATTGCCGAAGGCGTCTTGAGCCCGCGCCATACGACCGTTGTGCGGTTGAGGGGAAATCCCGTCGGGTTCGGGTTGCCGTTGCTGCCCCAAACCTCGATCGTCTCGGTCCCGCAAATGTAGAGTTCGCCGTTGTAGTAAATGACCCGCAACAAGATGTCGGGCGCGGCTTGTGCCGTGATCCGGTTGAGCGAGTTCCATGTCGTCGAGTTGATGTCGCTCGCGTAGACCCGGCCATCGGCGACCGAGTAAAAGAAAAACCCCTCGCCGAATGTCACCGAATTGCCGAGCGCTGGCGTTGCGAGCGCGGCGCCGACGCCGCCCGTCGTGAACGGGAAAAGACCCGCGGAGGTCGCGACGACATAATCAGGCGTCGGCGTCCTGTTGTTGTGAGCGAAGGAGACCCATTCGGCGCCCGCGAGCGCGCCTATATCGGTCGTCACCCCGGCGCTATCCGTCCAAACGAGGCGGGAGTTCCATGCCGAGTAGAGTTGCGCGACGTCGAAGAAGGAGCCCCGAAAGCCGCTCCTCGTCGTGTCCGAGAATTGCGTTAACCCGGCCGACCGCCGAAGCACATACGGCGCCTTGGGAAGCCCGGGGAGGTTTTCGGCATAGGCATTGATCAGCCTCCCGCCGCTTTCAGCCGGCATGATGCCCGGGGCCGTCGTCGGCGGGAAGATGATGTCGACCATTTAGTCGGCGTGCTCCCAATCGGTCGCGAGGAGGTCCGCTTGCGAGCAGAGCCAGCCGGGTTGCCACTTGCCTTGAGCCGTCCACATCGCAATATACGGCTGGCTTTCGAGCGGCGTGTCCTCGCCGATATGCTTTGCCGTCCGGTCGTTCACTTTGGCGCCCGGAAGCTGTGAATTGAACGGCGGAAGATTAAGCTCCGGCATGTAGACGATAAACATTCCCTTCCCGTTCCAGCCGGCGCGGCGAACCTTGCGGCCGCCCATCATTTCCTTCACTGCCCAACCGATAGCGTTCATTTGGTCCTGCTCCTTTGGTTCAGAAGTAGTCGATTTGGAGTGGCGCGTAGCTCGGGCGCCCGTAGCCCTGATCGACGAGTTGCTGCTCCCAATAGTCTTTCGCCGGGACGATCCCCACGGGCTCTAGGGCCGGCACGCCGAACGGCTGCGCCGCCTGATTGGCGAGCAGTCGAGCGAGCGGCTCAAACTGCGCCACGTCGATCTCGTCGACATTGCCGATGTAGGTGATTTGCCTAATCGCGAGGTCCCGCACCAAGCCATCGACGACCTTGTCGACCATGACAATTTCGTTCGGGTAGGCTGGTCGGTTCTCGGACGTGATCCCGAGGATTTCGAGAACCCGCAGGATCAAATCCGCTCGCGATTTGACGATCTCGACCATCGGCTAGACCGAACGGGCCCGAGGCTTTGACGCGGCTGCGCGCTCTTCCTCTTCCTTGCGGGCTTTGGTCCGCGCGCTGATCTCCGCGGTCTCCTTTTCGGCCTCTTCCCGCTTGGCCTTCTTTTCGAGTTCCTCGGCCGTCGGCCCGTCCGGCGGGTCGATCATTTCGACCTTGTAGTGCGCGTTCGCCTTGGCCTTCTTGATGATGTGCGGGTCGGTGATTTCGAGCGGCTTGCCGCGGATGAAGTGATGTTTCTGTTCCTGCCCGATCTGGCCATAGGGCCAGTCATTCGAGTTGCCGGGCTCGGTCTCGGGCGGGTCCCAAGTGATTTTGGCTTTCATGCTGCTTGCTCCTTTTTGTGAAAGTGCCGCCCGCCCGGAGGCGAGCGGCTAGGGCCGAAGGGTTGGGCTGTGTCCCTACGGGATCGAGAACAGGAACGTCGCGATCAGCTTGCCGGCCGTGGTCGCGCCGCCGGTGTCCCGGTAGTAGATCGGCACCTCGGCCGTGAGCCGGTCGATGAGGCCGGCGATCGTGTTCGGCGCGACAATGCCGCCGATCGCTGCCGCGGCGTAGGCATTGGAAGCGACAAGCTCGACACCGCCGAGCGTGATACCGAACTTGCCGGCCGGCGTGCCGCCGGCGAGCGCTGTGACCGTGTTGATCTGTGTACCGATGATCTTGGCCCCGATCGGGAACGAGCCGATCTGCAAGCCGGCGAGCAGTTGCGCGGCATTCACCGCGTAGTCGAGCGTTACGTCATACGTAACGAGGTGTTGCGGCGTCGGGAACCGAGCCGGAGACTGACGAAGAGCCATTGAGCGGCCTCCTTGCGAGGGGTTGAGCGGCCCCCGGTCCTCGAACCGGAGGCCGCCAGTCGTCCGCGCGAAAGGAGCAGTCCGAACGCGCGAACGGACCTAAGTGTTACGTGGCCGAGTTCGACGTGAAGACAGTAACCACGCCCCACTGCTTTAGTGGAGTACCGTCCATCGGCACCTTCTTGAAGATTTTCGCCAGCCCGTAGCACATTTCGATGCCCGCGCCGTCGATAAATCCGTAGTCGTCTTCTTTGCGGAAGGTCGGCCGCGGCATCTGGCCATAACAGAGCGCCATTGCCGATTGACCGCAGAGGAAGCTCGGGTTGGTGCGGATGGAACCGGCGCCGCCGGTCAGAAGAACCGGCCAAAGGTCGGTCACCATCATGTCGATTTCCGGAACTTCCCTGACTATCACGCCGTCATAAATTTGGTCGCCGTCCTGAAAGATCGGGTTGTTCGGCGCGTCGCCGAGGCCCGAGAGGTTCTCGCGCGGACGGGCGTCCTTGTTGACGGTCTGCAAGCTGATCTTGAGATCGCGGAAGGCGAGCGAGCCCGAGAACATCACGAAATATTCGCGACCGTCCACCAACTTGAACGGCCTGATCTTCGGGTTCGCCTGCCGAGCGACGTACTTGGCGAGCGAGACGGTTGCCGCGATGAGATCGTCGGTCGGCGACGGGCCGACGTTGAGGAGAGCCGAGGCAAACGTCGCGTTGTAGTTCGCGGTCGTGGCGCCGTAGAGCACGCGATCGCTGTTGTCAGCGTTCCACGTGTTGCGCTGTGCCGCCGTCGAGTTCTCGAACAAGATGCCATTCACGCGCTGCCCGGCCGCCGTGCCGAGGCCGACCGGCTGGCTTTCCGTCGGGAGAGCCATAAACGCTTGGATGATCTCGTCGCGCTGTAGCTCCTTGCCCCAATCGGACAGGAGCGGCTTGGCCTCGCCGAACGTGTCGGCGGAGTCTTTCTGCTCTTCGGACTTGTCCGTTTGTACG